CCGTACACCGTCCCCGCAAATTTGAAGCCATAAAACTGTCTTGCAGCTACTGTAGCCATTGGAAAATCCTCCAATATCTGATTTACACAACGGCATCTCGCCAATTGGACACATGTCCACTCTGAGGTATTACATCACCCCGTTAATGACTCCCCTCCCTACAACGTGGGGAGGGGGTGGGGTAGGGGATACTACTCCATCAAACCCGCTTGCTTCGCGAACTTGACGTACTCTTCCTTGCTCTCGAACTGACCGGACTTATACGCCAGCTCCTGTTCCGGTGTCAATGTAACCGGAGCCTTACCACCACCCGTACTCGTACCCGCATCCGTCTGCGGAGCCTTCGGCGTCGTAAAGCGATCCATATTACCCTGCAACCACGTCGCCAACTTATGCGGCGGCAGATCATCCGTCAACGCTGTCACCGTCGGCTTCCAATCATCAGGGATCCGCGCCAGCATCGCATCGTTCTGCGCCTTAATCTGTTGCTCGTAGGCTTCAGCACGATCCGCCGCCAACTTCAACTGCGCATTCTCCTGCATCTGTTGCTCATACAGCGTCTTATACTTGCCGTCTTCTTCCAGCTCCTGCCGACGAGTACTAGACAATGCCTCGACCTTCGCGCTCAGCTCATCCAGCTTATGCCGTCGCCCAGCACTCTCATGGTTCAAATCCTTAATCCGGTTCTGCAACCCATCGATGTACTTCTTCACCGCCGGGTCAACTGACGACAAATCAATATCCGCGTCACCAGAACCACCATCATCAGCATCATCACCCTCAGCAAACCACCGTCGCCGCTTACGCAGGTCCACACCCCCACGCCCACATCGCGCCGTCCGCACACGAGACTGCATTCCCATCGGACTCGGCTCACCCAAGTCCAACATCGCCAGCGACGGTAAAAGTCTCCCCTTGCGCAGCGGGGGGAGATTTAGAGGGGGGATCAATACCAACACCAGAAGAACCAGAAGAAAACTACCAAATAACACCATACGTCAAACTCCATACAAAAGCTCCGAACATACCCCCATCATAAACACCCCATCCGCCCGCTAACGAACCTCTATCCCAAATCAATATAAAATGTAGGGACGGACCATGTCTCCGCCCGCCGGGATGTAGGGGTGGGGCAGAAAGCTGAAAGCTAATAGCTAGCCGCTAATTACCACCCCATAATATCCGTTATACCTACCAACATCCCCGTACACTAAATCAAAAACGTATTCCACATAGAGGAGACTTACCAATGGCAACAAAATCAAAATCATCAACACCCACCATCACCGTCCAACAACTCACACCAGACCCATCGCTCATCACCATCAACGATGATGACCACACCTTCACCCTCAAACCGGGCAACTACACCTTCGATCTCCAAATGCAACCCCCACGCGGATTCACCAACACACATCCCGAAGGCGATCCCGAAATATTGGAAATGTCCCGCACTGCACTCCTACGCGGCGACATCCACGCCGAAGACGGTATCACCTACCTCTTCCAATACCTCGACGGTCGCCAATGGAAACCCATCCAAACCCTCCCCGACTCCGACTACACCATCACCCTCACCAAACAATAAAAAACACCCCATCTCCGGGGCATCCGTAGCAAGTCCCCTCCCTGATGCGTCGGGGAGGGGATTTAGGGGTGGGGTAGACGCATCACTTCCATTTCCCCGCACCATCCCCCAACATATCCACCAGACTCGCCTGACGCACCATATCCCCAAACACCGGATCATTGTATTCCTTCACAAAATCCTGCAATCGCACCGCCCCATCCTTCAACGCCCGATGCGCACTATCATTCCGCAAAATCTCCCGCTGACGGGCATCCGACAACCCATTGAACCAATCCTCACCCCGTCCAATATCCCGCGTCATCCCCCGCACCTCTGTAATCGTCGTACCACGTCCCTGATGATGCTCCTGTATCTTCGGTATCGGCTCACCCGCATTCCGTTCCGCATCCCAGATCACCTCACCATGCAAATACACACACGCCGCACAAATCCGCCTGTCCAAACTCTCCACCCGGATCACACGACGAATCAGCGACACATTCGCATTCTGATTCAACGCCGTCCCACTCCGATACGACTCCATATATAACGTCCGCATCAGCACATTCGCCACATGCTGCGGTAACGCCTCCGTCACCCGCCGGATCTCCCGCGCCGCCTTCACCGACGACCAACCCCGCGCCATCCCAGCAATCGCCTGATTCTCCACCGTCGCAACCACCCGCGCCCCATACTGCGACACCTCATCCACCCACGCCGGATTATCCACATACCCCACCAACCGCTGCACCACCTCCGGATCAGCCGACGACCACGCCTCATTCACCGCAATCCGCACCTGACCCTCACCCATCCCCGGCAACGCCAACTGGCGCGTCGTCTCACCCGACACCCGCACCGCCGCCGCCTGCACATCATCCGCCCCAGCATCCAACCGCGACGCATTCCGACCCATCACCACATCCAGATCTGCCAACAACGCACGCATCACAGGATTATCCGGCTTCAACCGCTCACCAGCCTCCCGCAACCGCGCCGCCTCAACCTCCAGCTCCCCCAGCCGCTGCTGAATAATCCCACCCGGATCCCGCACACTATTCCCAATCGCACCGATCACCCGGCTCGCCGACTGCACATACC